CTCTCTCAACGTTACCCTATCATCATTACTCTCTGAGTCTTTAATATTTAATGAATCAACAAAAGTTTTTAAGTCTGAATAGGAAAATAGTTCTTCGTTCATTGTGGTGTTCTTATCACTAAATCCAAACTCAACAAATACAGTATTGCCAGGGTGTAACAAGAATGGTGTTAAAAACTCTAACTGTTCTTTACTATTAACAGTTAATTGTAAATTAGCAGTTGTATAAAATCCTGCACTTTCACCATTTTGTGCAGTAAAATTAGTTAGTTGAGGTGGTGGGACTTTTCTAGGGTTAGGTACATATAACTTACTGTTATTACGTAAATCTTTTCCAATAACTTGACGAACTCCGTATGTTTCATCAAAACTACCACCAAGTTCTAATACAAAACCATCAACATCTTTATTCTCTCTCTGTTGAGTTTCTGAAGTTTCTTTCAGTTGATTTTGTTTGTTTTGTTTTTCTTGATTAGTATAACTTACTTTTTGTAAACACGTCAAACGAACAAATGGAACTCTCCCAATCATCCTATTTTTATCAGACTCTCGTCTAGTGAGTTCGTCTCTAATTTCTTTATCTATGGGTTCATAGTTGAACTCTTGGTCAGGTGTAAGTATCGTAATCATTAGTTGACTTCTTTTACTTTATTATACACAATATTTATGTCACTTGGTATTCTAAGGTACCTAACTCCTGTGGTGTATAAAGAATCTCCTGGCAAATTGTTGTATGATGCAAGTACCCACCATAATGTTGAGTCTCCAAAGATGTCGGACGCAAGTACATCTAATCTACTATAATCATTTATTTCAATAACAGTATCATCTGTTCTTTCTTCAAAGTTAGGTATTACTAAACTTTGGTATTGAAGTTTATTATCGTTTCTTCGTTTGGTATTTGTAAATCTTGTTCTACTCATAGGTCAGGGATTTGAAAAAAATCATCATCGGGTCTGTTTGCTTGGATTGGGTTCAATCCACGGTTTTGACGGACAATTCTCTGTTGTTGACGTTCGTCTTGTCGGTTTTCTCTTCTTTGTTTACGTTCGGCTTTTCTTAGTGCTCTTCTTTCTTTACCACTAAGTTTTTCTTCAAGGTCTCCTACTGATACTATGCCAGGATACTCACCATTATCAACATAATTAGTCAGAACTGTCCCTTCAAATGATGGGTACTCATTTGCTTCTAATAAATTACCTTGAACATTAACTGTTACTATTGATGGTTTACTTCTTTGATACACAACATCATCTGCACCTGTTACTGAAATGTTGGTTAAGAAAAATGGTTTATCCACAATATACCTAGCTATACTTAGTTTTATTATATTAGGTTCAATCATATTGTTATTCGTATACTTATGTGGATAAGCTAAACTAATTAAAGAATTTAGTTTACTGTATATCACAGACGTGTCTACTCTGTTGTGTACTACTAAGTCAAATGTAAATGATATATTACGAGTTACACCTGAATATTGATAATATGGTTCTGCTCTACCAAAGTATTTTTGTTGTGTAAATTCAGGTGTTATTGTGTCTGCAAGTCCTGTGAAGTTTGCCATTCTAAATACCAACACCTTATCGTTGTTGGTTATATTAAACACTATTAAATGACTCTCCCCATTGTCGTTTTGTTTTACTTCATCTAAATCACTTTTATTTATTGTTATTTCCTTATTAACTTTATTAAAGTTTTCAGGGTATATCTTAGATGTTCTGTTAGGTCGTCTAGGATTAAATATACGATTGGCGATTACACCTGCACTTGGGGTATTATTGGCAATCTTTGAACGTATACCTCTACCAATATTATCAAGTACATCTTTTGGTTTTGGAATACCACCCCCACCTAAAAATGAAAATATGTTTTTTACAATATTCTTTTTGGTCTCTTCTCGTTGTATGTCTGATGGAGATGGTGGTTTTGGCACAGTCCAAGTATCTATCTGTTGTTGTATTGCCTTTTTTGTATCATTACCAACATCGTCATAGTTTTCTTTAATGTACGTGATTTCACCGTCAAACGTACCATCGTCAATGGTATTTAAAAACTTATTAAGATTTTCTTTATAAATCTGTTCTTGATTGTTTAAGTTACTCATTTATCATTTACCCGTGATTGTGTTAGAAAGAGCATTTGACAAATCTTGTCCATTCATTATAGCTCGTGCATCAATACCTTCTTCTAACAAACTTGTAAGTAGTTTGTTTAGTTTTCTTCGTTCTTCTAATTCTTCATTTCTATATTGTTGTTCAGTACTAGCAGTTGTTCTGTTTACTGAAAATCCTGTTAGTGGATTAAAATCAATTGTTGTACCACCACTAGCCAAATCTCCAATAAAATCAACCGCTTTGGACAGGCCTTCAACTAATCTAGCAAACCTATCACTTTCCAAAAAGTTTATGACAGTATCACCAAAAGTGTCTAACGCGTCTTGGATACGAGGACTTGCAAATACTTGGAAGAATGCACCTTGTATTCTACGAGTAATTTCTTCTACTTTACCTAACGCAGTTTCTCGGGTTGCTGAGTCTATCTTAGCTTGTTGACCCAACTGTCTTCGTAAGTTAATTTCTTTTTGTAATTCTGCTACACTCAATCCCGTAGCTTCTGCGATTGCCTTTCGTTGGAAAAAGTTTAATTTCTCAAAACCACCAATGGCCTCAACTTGGTCTAATGTACTATTCAACGCACCTACAATATCACCTTCAAATACTAACTGTCTAGCTTTTTGTAAGTTTATCTGTTGTCCAATGATAGCAGAAGCCTTAAACTCTGCTGATATACTACTTTGTAAATCAAGTAACCCTTCTGCAAACTTACTTACTTGTCCAATAGATAATCCTAATTCATTGGCTTGTTTAGTTTGTTCAATAAGTGAATTAAGACCTATATTAAAACTACTTGTTACTTCATCATAACTTTGTGCCAAATCTCTTGCTATTCTTGGCCCTAATCGTAAGTTACTAATAGTACTGTCAATTAACCCTGACGCTGTTTCAAATCCTACATTGTTTAATTCAGAAATTATTTGTGTAAGTTTAGTCGCGACACCTGAACCTATTTGTAACTTTTCTCCAACTTGTGCTAAATTACCAAGTAGTTTCCCTGTCAATGGTATACTTGGTGATATATTATTTAAAAAGTCAGATGCGTATTCTCCTGCCAACTGAACGTTACCACCAAGTAAAGTAGCTTGTTCGGTAGCTTGAATTAAAGTCTTTGAAAATGTACCATCTAATATACCCGATGTTTGTACAAGTGATGCAGCGGCTTTGTCTACTGCTAGTGCCGTATCAACTACTTTTTTGGCCAATAAAACAAAACCACCAATTAGACCACCTACTGCTAATCTACTAATACCTATTGCTTTAGTAATACGACCAAAACCTTTAAGTTGTTCACCAATCCCTTTTGTAAAAGCTTGAGTAGTACTTATTTGTCCAGCTGTTTGTTGTCTTGCTATATCTGTTATATTCTCTTTGTATACTTCTTGCGCTCTCTGTACTTTACCATTATCAAAAATACGATTTAATGGAAACTTTTGAGTTAAACTTACAAACTTATCAAATGGTTTAGAAAACGTATCAACGTTTCTGTCTGCTTGGTCATATATCTGTTGAAACTCACCTTTTAGATTGGAAACTACATCTTTAGCCTTTTCTGCATTAGCACCAAAGTATTTCTTAGATGCCATTTGTTCGGCCTTTTCCATTAAAGTCTCAATCTCCTGAGATAAGTCAGCAGTAAGTTTAATGTTTTCTTGTAGTCGTCTTTGGTTTTCGTTAGCCATAGTATATCTATTTTATATAAATATCCATCAACAAAAAAACCCACAAAGTTGTGGGTCTATCTATTCTTTTTTAATTGTTGTTCTCTTTCAGACATCATCTTATTGTGTTCTGAGAAAATCATATTACGTTCAGCTATACTCATATTCATAATATCAGAATACGTATAACCTTTACTACCTTGTAAAAAGTTAAATATGTTTATTCGTATGTCTATCCTATGCTTTGTAGGAAGGGTAAAAAAAGTTAATCCCTATTGGGATTTCTACCTCCTCTCCCCCAATCTCTACACTCAAGTCAATGTCGGGGGTCACTAACTCTAAATATTGTCTGAGGGCTAAACTGTCAATGGCTAATAAATCTTCACTAACAAACTTTCTAATTTTACCTTCATCAGTTTCACCGTTTAAGTTTACAATGATTTTAGAAAGTGTTAAAGTAAGTTCATTTGTCGGTAATCCTTTTTCTTCTAATACACTAACCTCGTCTGAAATCTCTTGTGATTCTTTAGAAGTCAACACTTTTAGTTTAACTTGTTTGTCTGCTTTGGACAGTTTATAGTCAATGTAAGGTGAGTTCTCAAACAAGTCAGGTCTTCCCTTCTCTTTTATCTTAGTCAAGTCAACAGTATGTCGTTTTCCATTCACTTTAATGTCATAGGTTGAACCATAACCTAACACCCTTGTTTGTAGTAATAATGCTTGTTTATCACCAACAGTCAAATCATCTACGTTTACACCTTTGGTCACAATAACAGATTCCAAAAGTTTGTCTAACATAATACCTTTTTGTATGTAAGACTGTGTAGTTAGGATGTCCTCGTCCTTTGTGGTCATATAACGTATCTCAACTTCACCACTAGATAATGGTGAGTCATCGGGGTATAATCTCCCTTGAGATGGTAGTGTAACAATTTCAGTAAGCATATAACGTTTTTATTTTTAGAATTGTAATTCTGCGTAGTCGTATGAAAGAGTAACAGTAATGTTTACTAAGTCATCAGAACCGTAGTTCAAGTCACCAAAATTAGCAGATTGAATAAAAGTTCCTACTAATTTCCATCGTTCTACGAAAGTCCCGTCAGGGCCTAATAGTTTTAATGTTACAGGTCTTTTGTAATCAGACTTGTAACCAGCAGTACCTGTTCCAAATTCATAGTGTTGTCTGAACCATTCAATTACTTTTTGTGCACCTGATGGTACGATGGGGTCATTAAACACCACGTCAATTGTAGACCAAGAATATTTACCCGCAACATATCGTTTTGTATTGATGTAGTCTATTTCTTTTCTTGAACTTTCAATAGACGGTCTTTGAGTAGACTGTACGATGTATGAATCAATACCATCTATTTCTAATACAAACCTATGTTGTAGTTTTGGTTCGTAATCGTTATATATTAGACTTTCTAATACTGCCATTTACTATTCCTCTTTTAGTATAAATATCTTTGTCTTAAAAATTATTGTGGAAATTCAGCACCTGTCGGTAGTACATTGAAATCAAGTACTATGAACTCTGCCGCCCTTGCAGGTTGAATGAATATTTTACCAACTAATTGGTTTCTATCAATTACTTCAGGTGTATTGTTAGACTCATCCATTACCACTCGGTATGCGAATAATCCTTGTTCTTGTTGTACTTCATCTAAGTATGGTTCAACTAACCCTAAGAATCTATCTCTTGTCTGACTTGTGTTTTGTTCAAACACTAAGAACCTAGATGTAGATGATACAAACTTCTTCAAGTTAATCAATAATCTACGTACATTGATTCGGTCAAGAGCAGATGATTTAACTTGTAATGTTTTCTGTCCATAAGCAACAATACCTTGGCCGGGGAACGACACGATTGGGTTTACCTTACCATTGTAAAGTTTGTCCATATCTTCTCGTTTCAGTCTCTCGTATAGGTTGATTGCTTCGGTAATACCACCACGGTTAAGACCTGCGGGTGCAAACCACTCTGCGGCGATACTATCATTAAAAGCGTACACACCACTCATTACTACTGATGGGGGTACGAATAATGGTTTATTGGTACTTGAGTCAATTATCTGTACCCAAGGATAATACGTTCCCATATAAGAACTATCGTATAGAGAAGCATACTCAACTGCTGTATCTTTGGTGTCAGCAATCCAAGTCAAGTCAGCAATATAAAATGCGTCATTTCTATCTTCTACAATTTCTTTTGCTCTACTAATTACAGATGAACCATAAGTTTGAGTAACGCCAGGAGTTACTAATACATTATAGTCATATTCAAGTGGGTTGGAGATAGAGTTTAATGCTCTAATAAAAGCAACACTACCACTTGATGTAGAATTTGTCAAGTCAATACCACCAACGTTAGTTGCGGACGATACACTTGTACCTACATTAATTGGTTTGTTAGGAGTTCCAGCGTTAAATCCACCTTGGAAACCAAATGTAAATCTACGGTTACTTTGGAATGTTGATGATGTCGCAGAAGTAGCAAACATATCAGTTGGTAAATTAAAATCAGAACTTGATACTTCAGATGTATAAACTGCATCATCAATAGGAGCCAAGTAATGTTTCCAATCTAAAGAACTATCAAGTTTAGCACCAAAGTGAGTTTTGGTTGAACCCGTTACATCTCCACCTGCACTCAATAATGGGAAGTCAGGTACTTTGGTTGTTAATGGTTGTAAGTAT